GGTGTAAGCTGCGGCAGTGGTCGCTTTATCTGCCATGTTTTTCATACCCACCTCCAGTTAAGGAGGACTTGTTCAGATTAAGAATGTTGGAGATAGTCCACTGAACAAATCCGATATACTTTGAATGCGTAATTCATTGATTTGTTCGTGACCGGAAACATGAGCAGATCAGGCGTGAGTTGCGCTAACAATTCATGCCGCTCATTCACGAAGCCCAGCCATAGCGCTGGGTTTTTTATTTTGTGCTTAGCGCTTATCCAGTAACCGCAGAGGTTCGATGAGGGTATTGAGATGACGACCGGAGTTTAGATAAGCGCTAACAGAAAATGTCGTGTTGTACCCGCCGAAGCGAGCCTAATGTGTAAAAATATATAGTAAAACACTTTACATCGATAATATAGTGTTTTACTATATACCCATCGAAGCGAAACGCGCTGAGAACAATCGAGGGATTGCAAAATGGCAGTGTTAATTCAGAAACCGAACCAGACTGTAGTTGGCTATAACGATGAGAAATTCGAATCTCAGCAGGAAGCCGTAGAGTGCGCTGAATGGCTGGAAAACGAGAATGGCGGCACTCTGTATGTTTTCGAGAAAGACGGCCAATGGGTTGTAGCGTGGTGCTAATCAATGCCCCTGATTGAATACATCAACCAATACTACGGCGGCGTTAAAGCTGCCTTTGCCAGAGCAGTTGGCGTTCAGCCTGCCCAGGTAACGCAGTGGATAGAAAAAGGCTTCATTGTTGTTAACCACACGCTGTACAGCCCGCGCCGCGAATTACCACCTGTCTAAATGCAAAAAGCCCCGAGCTATTAACTCAGGGCTGTTTTTGATTGTTAGCTGGTAACCAGCCAGAACGCAATATGTCTTCACGATTCATACTGCGCCACTTCTAACAAACACAAGCCTCTCAGCTTGCGATGGTTGGAGTACCAGACGATGCGTCGAAGTGACCAACTAGGCGGAATCGGTGGTGATAGCCGCCTCTGTTACCTCTCCACCCCGCTCTTCGCTTTACGCTCCCGAGCATATCAATAAATATACAGTTACATTTCGCGAAAGCAATAGATTTAGAAAATATTTCTTCGTTACGCAGCAATTAGAGAATTATCATTCTCTATCTCACGCTTTAACGCGTAAAACATTTCCGCATCCAGTACTTTTTCGCACCACACAACACGCCGTCGACATTGCTGGATGTCCATGCCAGTGACTGAGCTAATCAGCCTGGCAATGTCTTGCGTGCACTTGCGCTCGCAATATTGCTTAATAGCTACATCACGAACGGGGCTTTCCCTGTGAAACGTTTTGACCATTACACGCTCAACAAAAGCGGCATCATCTGATTCTTTGGCGAGAGCGATGATGTTGCTTACTGAGGACTGAGGGATGATTATTTCACGGGCTTTACGGTAAAGGTTATCGCCGCGAAGCCCATCTTCCTCATAAAGCCGCATGACAACGTCCTCAATTTGCTTTGCCTTGTCATCACTCCACTGGCTACGAATCATCAGCCTGCCGATTACGTTAATCGCCCCACCCGGTGAATCATCCCCGGCGTTAACCTTTCCCCACACCTGAAGCATATAGTGGACCCATGCTTTCTGTCGTGAGTTGATGGTTTTCTTTGGGTGCTTCCATACGCGCCGGAAATGGGCGTCTTCTGCAAAATTAACCATGTTGAAAACTGGTGATAGTCGCATCACTCCGCCCTCTCAATATTCATTTCCAATGCATTGAGGACCATATCGGTAAATAGCGTCTTGCCATTTTCAGCCACGTGTCGATTGATTTCGTCTCGCGCAGCCTTCAGAACGCTTAATGGAACAGAAACCCGTATCTGAAGCTCTCTGTTGCGCTTTTTTAATTCCGCTAAGGCATCTTTCACGCTGCATCCTCCGGGCCGTCCGGCTTGTTAATCCCCAATCGGTTGATCACCTCTCGGCGCATAGCTTCAAGGCGCTGACGAGTTTCCTCGTTAGTCTGTAATGCCTTGTCGATATTGGTGAGCATCTCCCGGTCTTTGTGGCGCTGCTGTGCTGAGTTGATGGGAGTTATAGAGTTCATTGCTGCCACCTTAGAGCCGCCTCAAGCTCGTCTTGTGGAATGGAAAGAAGATTTCTCTTCTCCTCCTCGCGAAGGTTTTTCACTCCCATAAAAACAATTCCTGATGGCGTTCTCACTGCCTGTACGTTTATCAACCGGTACATATTGAGTAACGCCAGAGTGTTTTGCGTCGTCATGCTGCTTCCTCTCTGGTTTTGATTAACTCGCGAATTAACGCCCTGTAGTGCATGCGTATGCTCTTCAGTTCTTCGCGGGTGTATCGGTGTGGGGTGTTGTTGTTTTCGAGCGCCTCGACGCGTTCAGAGCCGATTTTCACGACCAGCGCCGCACGGTATGGAATGGCGTTACTTGATAGCTCGGCATTGCACCGGTGACACTGCTTATGGATATTGTCTTCGTTGTATCTGAGGTGTGACGCTGCGCCTCTTGACCTGAAATGACCGGCTTCCCACTGAACGGTTATCCATGTTCCGCAACTGATACACGGTAAATCCCTGTCTCTTTCCCGGATGTAGTCGTTAACCACACGCTGGGTTGCATCTTCCCAGTGCTTTAATGGCTTAACGTCGGCTTTGCGCTTATTCCAGGCGGCTCGTTCGGCTTTCTCCTGCTGCTTTTGCTTGCGGCTGGATAGTTGCTTTGCGAGCTGGAGTGCGCATTTGGGGGAGCAGACTGTTTGTGTGGTAGTGCGGGGGATAAACTTTTCAGGGCAGCATTTGCATTTCTTGGGCTTAGGCGGCTTTTTGCCTGTAGCCATGCTTTACTCCGTTGCTATTTGATGCCTGGGTAGATAATCAATCCAGTGCTTAACCATGATTTTATGAGGTACGCGAAGATGCACACCGTTAGCGCTTGCCCATTGCTTTATTGCTGATGGGTGCGATTCAGGGTTTCAGCTATCAGAGCGACCGGCACCTTTCCGGCGACGCGCCTGATGTAGTCCGTCTCGCGCTTCGTGTAGGGCTTGTTAGGTGTGCCAGGTTTAGCCATCTTCTTCGTCCGTCATGTGTAGATTGGGGTCGCGATATACCACGCTCTCCAGAGCACAGGATTCGCAACAGTAGGTTTCGTCTTCGGCTAATGGGTTAGTGCAGCTACAGCAGTAGCCCGCGCGGGTAATGGATTGCTGTTCGTAATGGTGGGAGGATTCAGGAGTTAGCATGATTAGATTCCTGTGCCATAAGGAAACACACCATCGCAGCGCGTAATTGAGATTCGCAGCAGAAGTAATAATCCGGCACGTTTTCCCAGTGCCACGTCCCTTCTTCAAGGTCGCCATGGGACCATGCGCACCATTCTTTTTCTGCCGTCATCCACATGATGCTAATTTTATTCTCGACAATAATCGGCCATGCGTCGGCGGGGTTGTTGCAGAAGTCATTGATGACCACATATTTTGACTCTGGGTTTTCTGCCTGGCTTCTCACTACCATTGACACGGCGCTGTTAATTTCGAAATCACTTAGCTTGCTGTAGTCAGTCATGTCTTTTCCTCGCACGCATACGGTCCCATTTCACCTGGGTGAGATGAGCGGTATACGGGATAATATGGTTTATTAAAATCATTTATTAACACCAGTATAAAACTCACCAAATGCTTCCGAAGCAGCCCTCTCATAAGCTTCACTTGCTAATTCAGGGGTTTTGAAATACCCAAGGAATTTTTTCTCACCTCTAATTATTATTTGAGAAAACCACTTTCCCCATTCTGCATTGAATGAAACCCCTCTAAACCCAGAAGTGTTGCACTTCCTTAATCCAACATTAAAAGCATTTTGCGAACGAGTCGCCTTCCTTAAGTTTGCTATACTGTTATTTAGTTTGTTTCTATCAATATGGTCGATATCCTCCTCCGGCCATTCACCATAATAAATAAGCCAAGCAATTCTATGTGCCTTGTATGGCCTTGATTTAAAGCTAACTACTAAATAACCAAATGAATTTATGCTTCCGGCAGGTCTGCCAATACAATCTGGGCGCGTGGCTGATTTTATTCTTGTTAAAATTCCAGTTTCGCTGTCGTAATTAAAGTGTGCTCTTACCTCTTCGACGTCAGGACTTTTTCCTGTTTTCATAAACGCTCCGTGACTTTACTCTCAGCCATCTTTTGGATAAGAGTGGCCAAAGCGGGTCATATGTTGGTATTTGTGAGGGTGGTAGTTCTGGCTTGCGTTTAGTGCGGTGAGTGACGCGGAAAATCATATTGTCTATCGCGATTTGGGTAATGCTTCGTCGTCGTGTCATGCGACCACCTTAAGCGTTGCTGGCCTCATTCTTCTTCTGCCGTATTCCATCAGCGTATC